TAATAAATTACTTACATTAGATGTAGGACCTTTAGTTTCTATAATGTCAGACAAAACACCAGCATAATTTATACTAGGAGAACTTTCTTCTGCTAAACCTTCAAATACTTCTGCTGTTCCACCTATGTTTCCATTTATATTATCATTACTCCATTTAAAAGATTTAAATTGCAAATCTATATTAGATATTTCAGATAGCTCAGATGTTTCCCAACTATCGTATTTTTTTTCAATATTATAAACATATGCTTCGTTTTTTACACTTGACAATACATATACCCTGCCACCATCTCTTCCAGTAGTAGCTTTACTATAATATGTGCAAATAGATGTAACTGGAGTATCTAAAGGTAAAGACCTTTCTATCTTGCCTTTAGTATAAACAGTAGACAAAGTATTTAAAGAATCATCTCCAGAACCACCTCCCCCTAACTTAGCGTCAGGCCATATTCTATATATACAATTATCACCATCTTTTATACCATAATAATAATAAGGTCTCCATGATATAAGATTATTAGATGGTCCTGAGCTTGGGTCTTTATCATAAGTAGTTGCTCTAACACAAGTAAAAGTATTTACATTTGGAACAGTTTTTACTATCCATACACCATTACCATCCCAGCTATTATCAACATCCATCCACTCCCTAATAACTATATTATCACCTATATTTAAACTATGTCCTATATGAGATACGCTTAAATCAGGACTACTCCAACTAACAGCAATTCTTTCATGTTCACCAGCTAAACAAACTTTAGATAAATTAAGATTACCTATNCCTTCACCACCATATTTATGAACTGTATCTTCATCTTGGTATAATGAGTCATCATAACTTTCTCCAAAAAGTTTATGATTTATATATCCTAACCATTGAGGAGCTGTATCACTACTTTTTCCTCCAAAACCTAAATGCACCTCTCTATTGTTTGTAACCATAGTTGCATCTTTTATAGAAGATGATATTGAGTTTGCTGCAAAAGGTGATTTTGCAAAATTATCTACTATTTGAGGATTATTAAATACATCTGTTATTACTTGTATTCTACTTCTAATAGAATCATATGATACTAAATCTTTTTCTCCTTGATTATCTAATATTGTATTTGTTTTAAGTAAAGAGTTATTATCTAAGTTTACAATTCTTGTATCTTCCATTAGATTCATTAAATCTATCCAAACTTCATCTGCATCTTTTCCTCTGCAAGTTAAATCAAGTTCTACATCTGTAGTTAACTTTACTCCTTTAGGCATTTTAAATCTAAAAGAAAACAATCTCCAATTGTTATCCATACCACAAGGATTTGTAGATGTTCCAACTACAGCAGTATCATTATGAGGTTTATCTAAAGAATTAAAAGGTCTCCATTTTATTTGTTTTGTAATGTCAGAAGGATTGTCTATATATCCTACTGTACTACTAGGTTCAAAACTTTTCCAATTTCCATCTCCAGATATAAAACCTCCATTAAACGTAATAGATAAAGCTCCGTGAGAATATGCATCTCCTTCATCTCCTGTCCTAGCGTAAAAGTTTAAAACATAATCTTGACCTTCTTTTAATAAATCTTTAGAGATTGTTTGCCTAGCTATATATCCTATGTTTTTTTCTATATCATCACCAGCAGTGTGAGAAGCTATTGTAGAGCCATATTGCCCTCTTGCTACAAAAACTTGTTTATCTTTAACTGCTAAAACTTTCATATATTCACTATTAATTTTAATTATATCATCTAATCCAAGTATATCATTAGCATTTTTACTAACAACAAGTTTAAAGTTAGTAGGACTAGCTCCTAAATCATTTGTCAAATCACATACACCTGTTGTGTTACCTGCTTTGCCATAATCTGCTACTAACTTTAAATAAACATCATTTGCAACAAAAGGATAAAATTCAGTTGCATTATCTGCAACTGCACCTAAATCTAAATTGCCAACAGATGTTTCCCAGTAACCTCCACCACCTGTAACTATAGCAACATTAGAACTTGTAGATGTTTGTTCTGTATTATTATATCTAGCTGTACCTTCAGGATTTACATTTTTAAAACTATGTTTTGACCAATCATTACAAGCATATGTAGAAGCTAAAGAACCTGTTGTTCCTTGTTTATGAGTAAATGTATGATTTTTTAATAAATTAGCTTCTATATAAACTGTATCAGAACCTTCTGTTTCTGATGTAGGGAGAGCTGTATCTAATGTTAATACAATAGGACTACTACCTGTTATTTTAAGTATTTTAGCACTAAAACCATTACTAGTACTAGTAGCACTATGATAAATATTAATAGTATCACCTTCGTAAAAAGGTACAGAAGAAATACCTGCTATTGATATTGTTTTATCTTCAGCACTATAAGTTACAGCGTTAGTCCCAGATACTATTTTTCCACCAAGTATAGCTCTGTTAGCGTCAGTTTTGCATTGATTTAAATAAGTTGAATTGCCACCTATATGATTACCAGAATAGTTGCTTTCATTAAATACACTAAGTATACCTCTATTTGTTTTGTTTTGAACACCATCTATAGTTACTTTATTTGCATAAACATTAAATGAAGAAGCTGCTGCATATGATTCTATTTTAGTCCCAAAACAACCCCTTTTAACAAACATTTTACTGTTATTTGTGTCAAATGATTCAACTTGGATTATTTCATTAGCACTGTAAGCTCCAGTATTTAAACTAAAATAATCACCTACTTCTAAGTATTCATCTAAACTAGAATAAGGAAAATAATCATCAGTTTTATCTACGTTTGAACTAGGAGAATATGATAAAACACTACCACCGCTATCTAAAACTTTTTCATACCAAGGTCTAACATCAGTAGCTAAAACATTTTCTCTATACCCTTTTGTACCTACATATGAAAAGTTAGATATATTTTCTGAGTTAAATATGTTTATATTTACATGAAACCTGTGCAATCCTTCGTTTGTTTGTTCTGCAAAAGGATTAAATACAGCTGATGTATTGTTTACTGAATTCCAAGATATAGGAGCACTTAGTGATGTAGAGTTTTCAGGCATAGCCAAAAACAACTTATCGCAGTTAATAGAAGTTAATATACCGTTTTCAGAAACTGGGCTTACATTAAGAGAATAAGCTGGTGAGTTTTCTGGTATATCTTTTTCTGATGCATTTAATATTGTTCCTACACCAAAATTTTTTATTTCTGCTAACTGTCTAGGCATTTATCTCCATTCTACTTTTTCAGAAGATGTCCAATAATCTTCTGGTAATGTTATACTATATATTTCCATTTATAACTTTTCCCCATAAAGTTGTTTTACCCTTTACTATTTCAACAATTTGCACATTAAAATTACCATTTTTAAAGAAGTCTACTATTGCAAATGCGTGATTCCAATTAGTCAAATTACCTCTCAACCAGTCTTCATCTTTTTTTATATCTTTTAAACAGCCTAAACTCCAAGCACTAATAGTTCCTCCTAGGCTAGTATGTGTATGCCTCTGTAAATCGTGAGTATGTCCATACATAACACTTTCACCGTACATTGCTAAATGAGCTTTAGCGTGATGCATACCTGTTCTGTGTCCATGCTTAAAATTTAATTTACCAATTTTTAAAGGTATTTTTTTAGAATAAGGATGAAACTCATATCCTCTTTCTTTTAATTTTAAAGCATTGTGTGTCAAAAACCTTGGTCTACTATATTTTACAGCATATGTATCTAACCACTCTTCGTGATTACCTTGCATAAAATATCTTTCTTTACAATTAACTTTATCAAGAAACTTATCTATATAGTCCATGCCTTTATTAACTTGTTTGACAGACTTGTCTAACATTGGTATTAATAAATCATCAGGTGGTCTATCATACTTTCTCCAATGATGATTACTAAAAAACTGCCATTCACCTGTATCACCTAAATCTATGTATGCATCAGGTTTTACAATTTCTATTGCTTTGCATACAACATTAATCGCCTTTTGGTCGTGCAAGGGAAAATGTTTATCTGGAGTGACTATTGCTCTTTTAATCACCCCTTTATTAGTTTTCTTCATTTATCAAAAAACTCCTAGTTAAATTTACTCCTAGGAACGTAACCCCAATCTTTAGAATTTGTCCAACAGTATTTAGCATTCTGTAATTCTATCTCAGTTTTATCGGCTGTATATTTTAAAAACATTTCTTCACAGCTCTCACATTCCCAGAGCAGGACTCCATCTTTGGCACCCATTATTTCAACTCCTACTACCTCATCACAGTGGCAGTTAGGACAATGGTTTGGGTTGTCTTTGTAAATTAAGTTGGTATTGTTTATTAATTTGTCTAACAACTTACCATTAACTTTATCTACTAAGTCAACCACTAACACCATTCTAGTTGAAAGTTCTTTTATCACTTATTAGCTTAAACGCTTTTTAACTTGAGCCCAAAGTTTATCATCAAGTTTATTAGAACTCTTAGATACTAAGTAATCTCCTAAAGCTACAACAACAGACTTAATCATATCTTCACTAAACATGCTTTTAAGTATGCCAATTATCATTGCTTTCATTTAATCTCCTTTATTTCACAGTTACATTCTGAACATTTCACAAACTCTTTCTTAGGATGTGAATCTCTTTCAAGTTTTGCTAATCTTAATTTAATATCAGTTAACTCTAATTCAAACTCTTTTTTCCACATGCTAATTATTCCCACCAGTCATCATCTTCGTTATCTACATATATGTCAAATATCTCCCACTTACCTAACCACCAAAGTCCTCCAAAAAAGACAATTACAAAGCCTAATATGAAGTACCCTAGTGTTACCATAGCTAACCTTTAATCTTTCCGTAAAGGGTCATTATACCTACAATTATAGCAATTGACAAAGATATAAGTGTTAATAATGGGTTAAAGTAATTAGAATAACTGATTATTGTAGACATACAAGTCCAGCTAACACCTATTTCTGGGTTGTTTGCTAAAATTCTTAAAGTATCTTTCATTCTTCCTCGCAATCATCCCAATTGGACAAGTCCAACATAGGAAGCGGTTTTTCTATTATATGACTTTTTAATTGACCGTTTTGTATTGCTATTTTGTTTCCACTTTTTACATAAGGTTTACCTTTAGCACAGCCTACTGAATAGACAAATAAAATTGTTTTCCAAAGACCTACACGTACAACACGAGCAGGTTTACCATCAAAATGTATAACATCATCTGTGTTTAAATCATTACCAAGAAATATTTTTAATCCTTCAACAGCTGACTCTATAGTAGATTTAAATATAAAAAGAAAAGAACCTCCTAATATAAGATAAGCATAATCTCCTAAAACACTTTTTACATAATCTTCCATTTTAACTGTTTGTATCTCCATATTTAAGTATTAAAAATCCTGTGGTATTATCCTTCCAGAGCCTTCAACATAATTAGTTCTAGCCATTTTTTTAGCTCTCTTTTCACCTTTTTTATAAAGCATTTCAAAGTATTCTGCACTTTGTAAATCTTTATTTCTTGGGTCTCTGTAACCCATGGCTATAACTTTGTCTACTATAGATTTATGGTATCTTGTAGGTATTTCGTTAAAAGTACTAGTTGGACCAGTTAAGTCAGCATCATTTGATGTACCCTCTACATAAATTGTTAAACCAGTTTCTTTTAAAGCTTGCCATTCATCTGAAATTCCATCTACAGTTCTTCTAGTATTTTCAACTAAAGCTAACTTTACATCACCAGAAACAACCTCTGTAAACCAAGCTCTATACACTTTTTCTGCCATTATGATATATCCTTTATTTTAAGTGTTCCCTGTAGTCTTTGTGTTAGTATTCCAGAACCAGCATCACCTATCCAAACTTTATTAATTTTTAATATATCACTACTTCCAGAATCTCCTGCTAAATCTAAATCATATAATAATTGACCAGATTCTGAAGTCAAAGTAGAATTAACAGTTCTAGATATTTCTGCTTCTTCGCAAAATTCATCCTTAGCTTCGTTAAGTAGCAATAAAGCCTCTGTTTCACTTATATGAGGGTGATGTTGTTGTATTAATTCTATCATTTGTTTTGCTGTCATTATTCTCCCTCTGGTTTTTCTTGACTTACATATCTTTGCATTTCAGTCATAAAATCTTTTTCTAATAATTGCATTTGAGTTGCTATCATTTGCATAAGTTCTATATCTTCTTCATCTTGAACTTGATTGCTTATATACGCTTTAAGTATATTTACACTACTTTTTAAAGCTATACTATGTATTAAATTTGATGGAAGATATAAAGATGTGTTTACTGTAGCCTGTGTAATGCCAGTAGAATCAGTACCATTAGCTATATAACTAAAGTACCATATTTTGCCTTGTTGTGAACCAGTAGGTTCAGGTAATATTTTTAATGTTGCTGCACCTGCATTTGCACTATCTTCATGGTATATTGGACTATGTGCAGTAGCTTTATATAAACTACCGCTATCTCCAGCAACTCCAAAACCAGCTCTATCAACTTCTTTACATTGTCTTTCTATTCCGTTTGAATCTGCATCAACCCTAACTACTTTTAATATTTTTCTATCTTCAACAAGCCATTCGGAATTAGATGTAAGAACACCAGGTGTTTTAGAATACTTTAATAAAACATCATCAGGCAACATATCTGCTATTTCATTTATAGCAGCATTAATTAAATCACCTTCATATGCAGCTTCAGTATTATATGTAGCTCCTATTAAATCAGTTATTCTTTGAGCTATTGTTCCGCCTTGTGCCATTATTCAGCCTCCTCAGTCCAAGCACTCTTAGCAAGTTCTGCTAATATCTCACTATGATTGTAAGTAGTTAGTCCATCAAAACAACTTGGAGTATCACCATCAAACTTTAATATAGCTTTACTACCATCTAATGATTTTCTTAGTGTATTCATAGATGATTGTATTGCACTTGCTATCATTTCATCTGTTATATCAGATACATTTATTATAACCCATTTTCTATTAGAATAATCCATTATGGTGTATCTCCTTCTATATCAATAGCTTCCATATTAGTCATAATACCTGCATTATCACCTACTTGTTGAACAGAAACATTGTCTATTGTTGCTTCTAAATCACCTGTTGCTCTTCTAAATATAAACCTATTAGTACTTGTTGCAATTAAATACACACTTTCATTTGTATATGTTCCTGCTGAATAAGTGTATTGAAAGTCTGCATTTGTTCCTAATTTTACCTCACCACTTGT